AAATTTTTCTGGAGAACTATGAACAATGTACCGATTAAAAAACCGAATATAACCGGTAGAGAACGAGATGACAAAGGGCGATTATGATAACACGACTTACGCAGAAGCAGGAGACATTCTGTGTTAAATACTTTGAACTTGGCAATGCTACTGAGGCTGCTATTCAGGCTGGATATAAACCTAAAACGGCAACCGTTATCGCTTCAGAGAACTTAACAAAACCTAACATTCAGGCTCGAATTGCTGAACTTCGTCAAGAGGTCACGAGTGCTGCCATTATGAATGTACAGGAGAGGCAGGAGAGATTAACTGAGATAGCCAGAGCGAAGTTAGCAGACTTTATGGAGCTAGGGCAGGATGGATCATGGGTGAACATAGGTTCTGAAACTAAATATGCTGGTGCCATTCAGGAGATACATTCCAGAACTGAATATGATGATGATGGCTCCAAGCCTACTGTTCACACATCGGTAAAACTTCACGATCCTATGAAAGCTATTGACCTGCTCAATAAGATGGACAAAATCTATACGGATGGCTACCAGGACAATAGGGTGGTAAACCGAGTAGTTAATGTATTCGTTATTGACAATGAAACTAAGGACTTAATCAGCTTGGTGGGTAAGAGGACAATACTATTAGCTAATGGACATACGAACAACCAAGGTATTCAAGGCGATTCTGAAAGCGTGGGTGGAGGGGAAGAAGGGGATACTCCTTGAGGGTGGGACATACAGTTCCAAAACGTTCTCGGCACTACAGTCGTTAATCGTAATAGCACAGGAAACACAAGAGAAACTCGATATTAACGTACTTTCCGAGTCTGTGCCTCATCTCAAGGGTGGGTGTATAAGAGACTTCTTTACTATTTTAGGCGAATGCCCTGAGAATAATCCTTACTATAACCTGACAGATAGAATATACAGAAATCCTAAATGGAAGGGGGTATTCACTTTTCTCAGTGCAGATAATCAGAAGGCGCTGGGAATGAGGAGGGATATTCTATTTATCAACGAGGGGGATACACTATCGTGGGAAGTAGCGAAGGAACTTATCTCTCGTACCAATGTATTTATCATCATAGACTGGAATCCCCGCTCAAAATTTTGGGCGCATGAATATTATTTAGAAGACCCCAAGTGGGCTTATGACCACTCAACATACCTTGATGCCCTAGACGTTATTCCAGCAGGCAAGCGGGAAGACATAGAAGGCCTGGGCAGGAAAGACCCTAACTACCACAATGTCTATGAGCTTGGCTTACTCGGCAAGATTGAGGGTTTAGTCTATCCCCACTTTGAGCAGGTGGATAGTTTACCTATGGGGGAAGTCTTCTACGGTTTAGACTTTGGCTTCTCTGCCGACCCTACGGTTCTTGTTAAGAATGTCATACTCGGTGACAAGCTCTACTCTCAAGAGATTTTCTATGATTACTCAGGCTTGACCAACGACCAGATAGCTAGGAAGTTGAATCTAGTTCATGTTAGGAACGAGCCGATTTACCCTGACCCCAACGAACCCAAGAGTGCTGAAGAGCTACGCAAGTTCGGCTTTGTTGTAATTGAAGCAGTTAAAGGCAAGGGTAGTGTGGAGTATGGTATTCAGAAAGTCAACCAGTTCTATCAGCACTGGACCAAGGATAGTCTGCACTGCATCAAGGAACAGAAGAACTTCTGCTACCTCAAGGATAAAACTACCGGGGAATTTACCGATAAAACCACTCATACTTGGAGTCATGGCATGGATGCCAGGAGGTATGCGGTGGCCAGCCATAAACTGGCGGGAATATCGAGTGTAACACCAGTCTGGAAGTACTAGGAGGACACTATGGGCTTAATTGAATACATCGGTAGTATTGGTGGTATAGCGGGAATACTGGCAGTCCTTATGTTTTGGCAATATCGCCATCTAGTCAATCAAATGAGGGATGACAGGAAGTTTATGGAGGATAGACTCACGCAGATTTTAGACGATTACAATAGGGCGTTCAAGGAGAACACACAGATTTTGAGTGAATTATACACTTGGCTCAAAGCCAAGAATGGGCACTAATAGGAGCTAACTATGTCCGATGAAAGTAGAGAAGAATATAAATTAGTCCAGGCTAAATTAGAGGAGATGAAGCCCCTCTATGACCGCATGGATGAGGACGAGAAGCTATATTTGCTTGACCCTTTCACGATGCGCAAGCTGGATGGTAGTGGAGATGAGAAAGATGTCGCCAATGTTACGCTGCCAGAGCCATTGGATTACTTAAAAAAGGCCATTGCCATTGTAAGTTCTTACCAGAAGCAGATTATTGTCGAAAGTAATGATCTTACTGATAAGGAAACAACCAAAATTGAGTATTTCTCAACAGACTTTCGCAGGGCAGTCAATGAGTGGCTTCCTAGTAGAGATATTCCTAGCCTAGAGGCTTTTGCAAATGAACAGGCCTGCGTTAGGGGTGGTATTCCAGCTAGAGTGTGCATTAGGTTAAATAAAGAAGGGAATATCATCCCTGATATTGTGCCAGTGGACAGAAGGTGGTTTATCTATAATACAGACGAAGCAGGGATTGCTTGGGCTGCCCCGATTACTAGGCGTTCAAAAGCATCTATTGTAAAAGACTATGGTGAAGTAATGGGTCTCAAACCTACTGGGAATGAAGTCATAGACTTCTGGGACAAGGAAAAGGAAGTCGTTTTTGTGGAGAAGAAAATAGTCAAAGAACAAGAGAACACATACGGATATGTGCCTTTTGTCCAATCTATTTGTCCGATAGGGTCTCTGCTTTGGACTGATGATGCCTTATCGCATAAAGGGGAGAGCATTTTCTGGCCAAATCGTGGAATATGGAAAGAGAAAAACGAGATAGCCACGATTGTCAAAACTTTATCCAGAAAGGCATTGAAGGGCGGGCTGGAGCTCCAACGAAATATAAATAGTACAGATAGGGGGAAAAAGCCAGAGCAATCTCCATATCAAGAGGACGTTGTAATAGAAACGGAGATAGGTGGGGGATTTAGGCAATTGCCAGTGAGTGATATTAAAAATGCTACAAGGTTATTACTCTCAATAATTCAAGAATCTCAACAGAAGGGAGAGTTAAGTCCATACGATTATGGGATGCTTAGGTGGCCGGTTTCAGGTGTCGTACTTATGCAGTTACTGTCTGGCAGAAACGATATTTTAGCACCAATACTCTCTATGATTGCCTCGTTTGACCAATCCCTCTTAAGAATGGTGATTAACCAGGTTATTCAATTGAATCAAGAGATAAAGGTCGGAAGACTTGGAAATTACTCTACTTATTCTCCATCTGATTTTGATGGTGAATACTCAATTGAATATACACTCTCTCTCCTCTCAAAGGAACAAATAGCGGCCGATATGTCATTAGCCAATTCGATGTGGGGGCGATTACCTGATGATTATATCTTTAGGGAAATCATAAAGGTTCAAAATCCTGATGGGCTGCTGGAACAATTGAGGTCTCAACAAGCTGAGAGGCTGGATGATTTAGTATTTTTATATCGGAGAGCACGTGCATTAGTAGATAAGGATAAGCCAACTGAGCCAGACAAAATTGAATCAAAGCTTCTAACCGCCAGAGGGCAAACTATCTGGGCGCAGAGACAAACATTGGGAACCTTAAGCCCGATTGAGGGGAAGAAACAACCTAACCCTACACCAACGGAATCATTACCCTTGTTTGCAAAAGGTGGTGGGCAGGGTAGGCTCCCAGAACAGGAGGCTGAAAGTGAACAAGATTAAATGGACAATAGATGATGTTGACAAGGCATTTACGGAAATGATTGAAAGCAAACCTGAACAAAAACCAAAAGTAACGCCTAACATTATTCAATTACTAAGGGCAAAGAAGGAACAAGGTAAAACTGAATGGCCATTAACTTAGAATCTAAAGGTTTACTTCAGAATTATGGGCAGGCTAAGCAACTGGAAATTGAGCGACTGCTGTCTCAGTACGGAACCTCCCTTAAAGAGACGCGAGAAATGTATCCTCAATTAACCAGTGCCATTGAGAAAAGAAGGCTGGCATATACCTTGCCCACGCAGGAGTTATTCTTTTCCCCTAGTGAGGCTGCACAGATGGGTTTGTCGCTTCAGGAAGGCTATATGCTGAAGATGACACCGAAAGTAGACCAGAGTGGATATGACATTAGTTACATTACGCCGTCCAAGTGGGAGATTACAGAGGACAATTTTTATATCTCGCCATCGGGTGTAAGGTACTCTGAAGCCGATATGCAAGCATGGTTAAGCGAACCGACAGGCGAAGTATTACCAGACTGGATGACGTATATCTCTCCTGATTTAACCATTGAGGGATTGACCGAAGAGGGGAAACAAGCATATCAAGAATATCAAGCTACGGGTGGAAAATTGGATGTTGTGGGGTGGGCTAGATTAAAAGAGCAAGAGAGATTAGAGACGGAAGAGGTATTCGGCGCTGTGTTTCCTGAGCAGGATATTAACGAGGTTATTCAGTATATGCAGGAGAATCCTGAGGGCTTTCTGGCAGATATACGCGAGATAGGCAGAACTGAGGAGACAGAAGCACTCCTACGTATGCTCATGCCCGAGATAGCCGAAGACGAAATACAGGAGTTATTCGGTGAGTCTGTGCCAGAGTATACTCAAATGCCTGAATATACTCAAAGACAGTTAATGCCATTCCCACAAACTCCAGTGTGGGCTACAACAACAACTCCCTTAGATACAGTAGCATTTCCTGGAGCTTATGGGGAATTACCTGCAACGGAAATTGTACCTCTAAAGGATGCTGCATATGTCTTTGCTGGCAGCATAAAGCTACTCCCATCTCAAATTGCAGCGTCTGTATTACAAGCTATTCAGGGCCATAGTGGAGCGAGTGTGGTGAATCGGGATTGGGCAGATGAGAGAATTGCTGAAGCCAATACAGACTTAGATGCCTTTGTTCAGAAAACTATGGCTGAATATCCCTATTCTCAATTCTTAATAGATGTGTCCCAATTATCACGGAATTTAGGCTATTCGGTTACTACTATGGGAGCTGGTAATCTAGTTGCCCTACCCTTATGGCTTGTACCTGAACCGACAACCGCAACAAAGATTGCTGCTGCGGCAACGGCGGGGGCAGTATCGGGATTTGTATCCTTCCGACTAACTACTTACCAAATAACGCAAGAATATCTTGAATTAAAGAATAATGAAATGATTGCACAAAGGGGCAGGGAATTAACCTTAGAAGAAGAAAATCAACTCAAGGCTGACTTTCACAGTAGCGCGGTGAAGTATGGGTTATGGGAAGCCGTTCCAGAAGGTATTAGCAATATGGTCTTCTCTGGTATTTTGGGTGGTTCTTTCAACAGTGCATTAACTAAAATTGTTGGAAGGAAGGTAGCCCAGCAAATAGCGAGCTCTTTGATTACAAAGTATGGTGCTAAAGCCTTTGGTATTTATGGTGAGGAATTATTAACCGAAACAATAACCCAAAAGGGGCAAGCTGCCATAGAAATTGAGGCTGGATTGAGAGAGGAAAATATAACTTGGGTAGAAGCCTTCAGGGAAATTGCCCCTCAAACATTTCTCTTGACTACGATAATGGCTGGTGCTGGACAAATAATAGTAAAAACTGGTGGAGCTATTAGGGGAAGAACTAGCGTTATAAACGTTGACAAAATCATAAATTCCCTTAAAGAGGAAATTGGTGAAGGGAACCCGTTATATGAGGAAATCAAGCAACATATAGAAGAAGAAATTGGGAAGGGAACAATAACGGAGCAAGATGCTAAGAAGTCCATTGATGCAGGGATGTCAGGGCAAATCTTGCAGGACATGAAGGTAGCGGAGGAGATTGCAGTAAAACCTACTGAACCTGCGGTAGAAGTTACTGCAAAAGAACTCTGGCAGATGACAAGGCAGGAATACATTAATCAGGCAAAAACCCTAAGTAAGAAAACTGGACTTGGTAAAAACTTAATACCTGAAGGTAAATCCCTCACCGAAGTTTATGCAGGAATGGGTCGGTTTCATAAAACTGCTGTTGAATCAGCCTTAGAACAAGGCAAACCCGTTCCCGCCGAAGTCCTGAAGGATTATCCTGACTTGGCAGGGGGAATTACTGCACCTGTTACCCCTGAAGTTACAGTAGGAAATTGGGTTATCAAGGGTTTTGGGCGTGAAATAACGGCAGGTGAACAATCATTTTATCAATCTCTAGCAGAATATACACAAAAGGCAATCCCGGAATTAGGTGGCAAATTCCAAGTGAATATAGCCAAGGTAGGAGCGTTAGGTTCTAAGGGCGTTGTTAAAGTAACACCATTTACAGAACAACAGGCTAAAAATTATATTGACATAGCTATAGGCATAAATAAAGAGGAACTAAGGCAACTAGCAAATACTTATGGGGCGAAAAGAGTAGCCGATGTTCAAGAATTTTTCCACGAAATAGGTCATTCATTAGGATTAGACGAAGCGAGGGCAAATAAACTTAGCATAGAACAAACTAGGAAATACTTAGAAACTACCCCTGAAGTTACTAGTGTCCCACCGACTGAGATTGCCACAGGCAAACCATATACGGCCACTGTTTTTCGAGGGTACAAGCCAGGGATGCCGCCGACAGATGAAGGGCTATTTGGCAAGGGAACTTACTACACCACAAACCGAGAATACGCCGAAACCTATGACGGCAAAGAGGTTATGCAAGTTACTCTTAATAATCCTTTTGTTATCAATTCACAAAAGGAAGCCGAAGCCTTCTGGGATGAGCATACCAGACCTGTTAGGGAGAAGGCACTTAACGAAGGGAAAACAGTAAAAGAAGCCGACGAACTCGCTGCTCAGGCAGCCAGGCAATGGCTGGAATCACAGGGATATGATGGGCTTGTTGCTAGAAATATCATAGCTTCAGGTGACGAGATTGTAGTGTTTGAGCGTAAGTCAGTGGGGCCAAAAGTTCCTGTTACCGAAGCTGGTATGCCAGAAGCAGGACTTCAGCCTTCTATGTTAGAGGAAGTGCCAGCTAAGGAAGTCAGACCAGAAGCAAGAGGGAAGCTTGTGCAGGCTCGCATGGACGATTATCTGAGGCTGAGAGAATACAATGCTAAGGTTACCGAAGACAGGATCGCTGAAATCAAAAGCCTGTTGGAAAAGAAGGGGCGGCTGCCAAAGGATTTAGGCACAAAAGGCAATCTCCGTCTGGAACTTGCCAGACTTGAAGCGTTAAGGGAATTAGAGGTTGTTGAGTCTGTTGAGGAGCTTGACCGACTGATAAGACAAGTTGGCGAGGAGCTTGGACTCCGCTCAATGCCTTATGCTGGTTATGGTGGTAAGTCACGGATAGACCTCGTTAGGCATGCTGAAAAGCGATTATTTAAGGGTTATACAAGTAAGCAACTTGAGGAGATGTTGAGGATATACCAAGAGGCGAGGCAAAGGTTATCGCCTGAGATTCCCGCAACTTCTATTGTCAAGGCTGAGGATATACCAACTGACATACCTGCTTTAACAAGTACTCAACTTACATCACAGCAGATAGAGAAAACCATTGACTTATTCAAGGAAGCAGTGGCGTCGCCCAGTGCGGATGCACAGAGAGCAGCGGCCATTGAGTTAAGAAAGCACGTCTTTGCTCAAAGAGCGAAATCAGCCAGTGAAAGTGCTCAAGCAATGATAGCCGAAGGCATGAATCCCGAAGAGGCTATCAAGGCTGCCGAGCAAATGTTCATGTCTGGCAAGCTTCCTGATGTTACCACTGATTACTTCAACGACTTGACCCAGGAAATGCGGAATGTTCTCTTTGGGAAAGTCTATAACTACTGGAATGGGAAACCGCAAGGGTTTACTGAACTTATATCTACATTCGATGCTCTTACGAACGCTTTAGCTGGAAAGTCAATACCACGAAAGCCAGGGACGGGAACTAAATATTTTCCTGAAGGTGGGTCGGCATGGGACAGACTAGCTAGGGTATTTATAGGGGACATGGAGCTACTAAATGCCCTTGACCAGGGTAAATCGTTACGCACGATAATCGAGGGAGTCTATCTTCAGACTGGCAGAGGGTCAGTTCAATTAGATCAGGGGACAGTTGACTGGCTGAAGGAACTGGCAACGATTAGTGAAGAGGATAAATTACTCCTCTCAAAGCCGCTATCTGAACTGACTGAGGCCGATATTAAGCGGATCGCCGAAAGCTGGTTCTGGAGGAGAAAGGGAGAGCTTGATACACAGCTAAGGGAAGGGGTTATTACAGAACAGGAATATAAGATTGAACTGGCGATGGCTAAGGATAGGGTATTTCCTTATAGGCCGATTAGTTCACAGGTTTTGTATCCTGCTGGTTTTGTGCCTGGTCAACCGAGGTTGGGTGAGCAATATATTCCCCCAGCACCGATAGAAGAAACAAGGACTGAGGCTGAGCTTCGGTTAAGAAAAGAGGCAATGGAGGCCGAGGCCAAGTTAGCCGAGGCCAAGCTCAAAAGAGGCGAATTCCAGCCTGTAGTAATTGGCCCAGAACTCAATAGTTTACTTTCAGAACAACTACCTTTACTGACACTTAGAGAAAGGCAGACTATTATTCGCAATCTCAAAAATGCTGGTTTGACTGTTATTGACATAGGAAACCTTATAAGGGGTAACAAGGCATCTTTTGACCTTTCCTATTGGAGACAGGCTATGCTGCTAGCCTGTGGGCATCCTGTATTATTCTACCGTTCTAATGTCGAGGCGTGGCAAGCAATATGGAGTCAAGAATCTGCTGAGGCTAGTTGGACAAGAATAACAAGGCATCCTTACTACCAGCTTTATTTGGATGCAATTGCAAAAGGTGGGACGGATTTCCTTAGACCGCTAACATTACCTAAAGGCACTGAACGATATAAGGGCTTGGAAGAATTTGGTTTCCCTGGTGGTGAAAGACCTATACCTAAACTCGCTGAAAGAATACCATGGATTAAAATATCTTCCCGAACATTCGTTACTGGTGCCAATTCTATATCATGGGGCGTTTTCGTTGACAGGATTAACGAATCTAAAAGGTATGGAGAAAAAATAGCATCAGGTGAAATTACACTGCCAGAAGGCGAAGGCTTCAGCTTAATGGATGATGTTGTTGCATACACGAAAGAACTAGGAGACTTCGTGCAACGCGCTAGTTTGGGTAAGGCAGCCCCAACGGCACCATATTTGAGTGCTATGTTTTTTGCCCCAAGGTCAAAGTTAGGGAGGTTGTTAGCTCCAAGGCATTTGCTATCTTCTAATCCTAGAGTTCGCAAAGAGGCTTGGCGAGACTTTATGGGCTTTATTGGAGTAAATGGCGGTATAGTCATGCTAGGTTATTTTCTTGGGCTTTGGGATGTTGAAAGAGACCCTCGAAATGCTGAGTTTATGAGCATTAGGATCGGAAATCTGAGGATAGACCCTTGGACTGGATATAGACAGTTTCTAGTTCTATATACTCGCATTATTACTAAAACAGGCATATCCTCAGTTACAGGTAGGGAGTATGAAAGCAACCCCTGGGATGCTCTATGGGGAGAGCGTGGTTTTATCCGCAGTTCCTTATCTCCTCTTGCTAGTATATTAGCTGAATTTGTAACGGGAAAGAACTTTCTAGGTGAAGAGGTTGATGTTAAGAATCTCAAGCAGTGGATAGACAGGATAGCTCCATTTGCGATACAGGACATATATGAGGCATGGATGGATAAGTGGCAACATGGCCTGATTGCTATTCTACCGGCTATCTTCGGCGAGGGCGTCCAGACATACACAGGGGATTGGGGGGAGAATTGGGCGAAGATAGGGCTTCCCAAGTATCCTGAAAATACCGGATACGGAATCACTGAGCCGATTTATGATTTATCTGACTTCTGGGCTGATACCGCATCACAATTTAAGGGTGTTGATCCTGCAACTCTTACAGAATCCAAGGGCTTCCCTGAATATGTGAGGTCAATCGCTCAAGCATTGCAGATTATTGAAACGATAGAATCTCTACCCAATAAGAAACTCATTTCTCTTAATGCCGATCCAGAAGAAGGCACAACCTTTCAACAATACTACCGGATGTGGCAGGATAGGCAGAAGATTGTCGCTTCTGGCGATGAAGAGGCGCTGAAAGCCTTCGATGCAGACGAGAGGACAAAGAACGCTTATTATGGCAACATGACTCAGGCTCAGTATGCCCTACTGATGGAGTATCATTCCCTTCCCGAATCCGAGCAGGCGACTTTTCTCGCAACCCATCCCGAACTTTACACCAACCCTAGAGAAGATTGGCTGGCGAGTCATCCGAAGGAAAATGCACTGTTAGCATTGTGGCTTGACCCAGAAACTCATGGCACTGAGGCTGATGTGCATAGTCTTGAAGCACTCGATGAGATTAACCGCCTAGCGAAGTCCCTAGGTATACCAGACAGTGCAATGTTCGATAGAGAACTTGACGAAATCACAAAGCTAAAACTAAAGAATACTGAATTATTCAATCTATTAGATGCCTACAGCGGACTAGATAACGAATTTAAGGGGCCAGACGGACTTACTGCTAGGGGTAGGGCTATACAAAGTTTATACACTGACAATCCCGACTTTAGGGATGATATTAGGAGAATCGAGGCTCTAGAGGTGGGAACTGAAAAGAATCCCACACCTGAAGACATGGTTGAAGGGTGGGTAGATAGAGGTAAGATAGTTGACGAGTATGGTGCTTCCTCGGCTGAGGCCAAACTCTGGCTGATTGACAACAAAGAGGCTCACCAGTGGGCTTTGGAGAGCGGTTTACTATCAGACACAGGGGAGGACTGGAATGAGCCTATTCTAAGGCTTCAGGTGCAGTATAGAGAGCAATTTGACTTATATGACGCCTACGGTGACAGGATGTCGCTGAACTACATCTCGAATGATACACAGAGGGCGGATGCGAGGCGCAATTTATTGTTTGATAATAAAGGGAAGATAACCGAATTTGGAACTGCCTATTACACAAAGAAAGCTCTTGAGGATAAAATCCCTGAGAATCTAATCCCTACATATGTTGACTGGTTTGGTATAAGGAAGAAAGAGGGTGTGGATTACTCGGCAGGATGGTATGAGGATGATTGGTATTTGATAGAGCATAAAGACTTTTACCAGACCATGTTAAACATGGGCATCTGGACTGAGCAGAGAGATTTTACTAAAGTTCCAACAAAAGAAGTATATAACTTATATAAACAATATCTAGACTTGCCAGCAAAAAGTGATGCTAGAAAACAATTAAGAATCCAATACCCCATATTAGATGCATGGCTTGTTTTTACAAAGGATTACGCATACGCCAGCGATGCAGCCAAGTTAATTAAGTTCGAGGAGTTTCTAGCTTATTTACAATGAAATTCACACCCTCGCCGACAAAGATAGTACGTGTCATTAACAAGGAGGGGAACGTGAAGCTCGTGCCGATGAATAGAGCACAAAGGCGGAGATTGAAGATTAAATAAGGGTCGAAGGGAAAGCCATCGCCTTAAAAGGATGGCAACGAGCCTCAGAAAATCTTTTACATTCTGAGGCTTTTTAATTTAGGAGGTAAACATGAACGAAACCAAAAAGACCAAACAGGACATCTCTCAGGATGAGACATCTTCTGCTGGCGAAATTGGGATTACTTCAGAACCGAAAGCCAAGACTTACACAGAGTCAGAGATTCAAAAGGCGGTAAGCGATGCTCTTGCCAAAGCTGGCAGGGATGCCAAATCCCTAGAAGCCAAAGCAGCTCAACTAAAAGCTGACCAGGAAGCTATTGAGGCTCAAAAGTCACAGATAGCGGAAATACAGAGGCAGATAGACGAAGCTGAACTAGAGGCAGCGAGAGGCGATCCTGTCAGGCTCAGGGAAATCCAGGCTAAGAAATCCGTCAAGACCCAATTAGCCGAAATTGAAAAACAAAAAGCTGAGCTTAGAAAGCAACAAGCAGAGATTGACCGCTCAAAGGCTGAGCATGAGTCAGAGGTTCGGGCAGTCAGGGAAACCAATAAGGAAATTACCATCTGGCAGATTGCTACTGCTAAGGGCGTTGATCCCATGAGGCTAAAAACCCTCAGCGAGAAATTCAATATCGAAGAGAAGGAAAAGCTGGAGGAATTGGCAGGGGAGATTGCCTCTGGGAAGCCACAGGATGAAAGTCCTAAAAAGAAAATAACTCCTGATTCTCTTGTAACTTCTGGCAATAGGCAATCTCAGGAAGGGAAAACTGCAAGGCAAATCTATGCAGAAAGCTTCCGAGACAGAAAATAGAATTTAGGAGGAAAACTAAATGATTACTGGATATTTTGCCAGCACCGCCGAAATGGTGAAGCTGACGCAATCCAAGCTGCTACCAGGCATCGTCCAGGAGATATACGAGGTCGGGCAGCTTATTCCCCAACTTCCAATTACTACTATTGACTCCTACACCCTGAAGTGGAACAGGGAGGGCGAACTTCCTGTTGTTACTGCAAAGTCGAAGGGTGAGCAGTATGGTTGGAAGGAAGTAGCAACCTATTCCCAACCTACTTTAGCACTGAAGGAGTATGGCGACCAGTGGGCGTTAGCGAAAGGGGCACAGGAAACCTATAAAGACCCCAACGATTACCGGGCAGCCATACAATCCCAAATCATAAAAGGGGCTCTACGAACCATCGAAGACCAGCTTATATATGGCGATGCGACCACGTATCCCAAGCAGTTTGATGGTTTGGACAAGCTATGCCCTGCCACTGGCGGGCACACTTTCGCTGCTGGCTATCAGGACTATGACATGGGTGGCGGAACTATCGGCTTATCAATCAAAGCTCTACTCGGGCTTATTCATGCCTGTAAACCCCGTCCCGACATTCTCTTGATGCCTCAAGAGATAGTTGACCAGTTATTCATTCACGCAATGGGCAAGGCTGGAGCTATCGTAATGGCTCGTAGTCCCAGCGAGTTTGGAACGATGATTCCAAGCGTCAATGGTGTCCCTATTATCCCTTCCGATTACCTTGCGGATGAGAATGACAACACTGGTGGCAAGCTGGGCTCTGGGAACCTGGTTAGCATTTACGCTATCAGGAAAGGTTCAGTCGAAGATGGCGGGGTTAGCCTCGCTGTTGGTGGCTCAACTGGTGGGCAGGACTTCTTCGAGGTTGACTTCTTCGAGAAACTCGAAGGATACAACATGGAAGGGATACGGGCTTACTGCTATGTAGCCCTGGCAATGGGCAGCCCCAAGTCTGTGGCAAGGGTTCACAGCATCAACAAGACCATAGCCATAGATGCAACCAGCTAATAGACTTTTGGGGGATTGGTCTTAAACTAACCCCCCAATAAATTAAGGAGGACAAAAATGCCAGACAAATATGATCAGCAATCAGATGTCCGCAAGGGCACGTTAAAACTCTCTGTGAGTAATGCCAATGCTGCCGGCAATGCTGCTACGCTTGAAAACCCTGAAGATGACGTAATACTTATTGACAGGGTTGTAGCGGAAATTCAAACGGCGGCAGAGGCAGCCTCGCTTCTCTTAGTTGGAATTGGCGATAACGCCAACGACAATGTTGAGAATGCTGCGGGGATGCTTCTCAATGTCAATGCTTTGAATATTGGCACTACTGTGGCTGGCCCTGCTGCCGGCGTTAATTGTAATTGCCGATTGGCAAAGAAAGGTGCCAGTGCAAACGCCTTCATACTGGTTGGGGTAGATGTCCCGGCCAATGCTGACAGTCTCGTAGCCGATGTCTATGTGGACTACATAATTCCGTAAACAGGAGGCTGCTATGCTCGATTTCATACTTTATACGTGCTCTTATGGCATGGTGACAGACCAGACAGTCATGTCTGTGGAGAAACTACATCACACAGATTACAGGTTTGAGTGGTGGTTCCAGACAGGGGACGCACTTATTAGTCGGAGTCGTAGCATAGCAGCCTACCAGTTCTTAAAGAAAAACCAGGCGCCTTATCTGATATTCCTTGACGGAGATATTATATTCACCCCACAGGACATTGAGAAGTTACTAGATGCCCTTAACGAAGGTAAGGATGCAGTAGGCGGTTTATACCCGGTAAGAGGGGGAACTTTCCTGGCACAAAGGGGGTGGAATGGCCAATTCCACATCTCAGGGGATTTAGAGGAGGTGCAATTCGTTTCGACTGGCTTTCTAGGCATAAGTCGCAAGATTCTTGAAGCGATTACTAAGGATATGCCACTTTTGAATAAGGGGAACTGGTCGGAATGTTACCCAGTCTTTGAGGATGGAAGGTTTGAAAACATATTTATCTCGGAGGACTGGGATTTCTGTAACAAGGTAAGGGAAGCAGGGTCAAAGGTTTACGCCCATACAGGGATTCAGCTAAAACACCTGAAGGAAAGAATATACACGACTCAGGAGGCGATTGAGAGAATGACATGGAAGCCTGCCAAGAACAATATATTAGAGGACTTAGCCACATATCTCAGTAAACCTGTCGCTGACTTTATTCCTCAAGCTAAGGCTACCGAGCAATTAGGCGAAAGGTGGAAGGCTTGGAAGGGAACAACCGAAGAGTTCTATCAAGACCCCGAGAATGGACTGCTTTATCTCTATGACCTAGCTTGGTTCAATTCGGCTGAGTTCTACAAGGAGCAGAGGATGGCTGGCATTAAGAACGCCGAACATCTGCATATTCTTGATGTTGGATGTGGCATAGGGACCGCGCTGCTTGAACTGTGCTGGAGGAATAAGAACCTGGTCGGCTATGACCTGAGCGAGACAATATTAGACTTCGCAAGGTTCAGAGCTAATAAGCTGGGAGCAAATAATGTCAAGTTCACCAGCGAATTTCCCAACTTAGAGAAGTTCGACCTCATTATCGCCATAGATACCTTAGAGCATATCGAGGACTTGAGGCTCTTTCTTCTAAAGCTAGGACAGGGCATGAAGGAGGGTGCGAGGTTCTATCATTTTGACTGTTTTTGGGAACATGACATCAGCCCGATGCACTTCGACCACAGTGAACATATCAATGAGTGGTTGAAAGAGGCGGGACTGGTGATATTCGACAAACGATGGTGCATTAAAGGAGGTTAATATGCCAGCCACTACAGAGAATCAAAGGCAACTTTTCTGCATTGCTCTGAGCATAAAGCGTGGGGAAACCCCAGCTTCATATAGTGCTGAGGCTGCGAAGATGGCTGAGACAATGAGCGAGGAGCAATTAAAGGACTATTGCGAAAAGCCAATCAAGAAGTAGGTGAACTATGACGACATTGAAGACATTTTCGGCAATAAGGGAGACGGCCCGGCAATTACTTCGTGACGAGTTTCAGGAAGATGTGGAATACGAGTTTGCCGATGACGAGCTCGACATTCATATCAACGAGGTTCTAATTGAAATCTCTCAACGGTGTCCTCGTGAGGTCAAAGAGACAGTGGAATCCGACGGCACCAAAGAGGTGGATATAAGCGAGATTGAAGGTTTGATTGGGGAAAGAATAGTTAAAGTCGAATATCCCACAGGAAACGACCCTCTTAGTTTTGAAAAGTTTAGTATCTTCGGAGACACGCTAAGAATTGAAGATACCACGCCTACTTCCGGGGAAGACATCTATTTATATTGCCACAAGGTTCACGCATTGACTGAATCTGCATCTACACTGAACATAGAGCTGGATAAAGTCTTGATAGAGGGCGTTGTGGCAAAAGCGGCAATGGCTTTTCTAAACAAGTTTAGAAACCAGATAACCCCAGCATCCTTCAGGTTGTATCAAAGCTGGGCAAACAACCAATTTATAATCTATCAAACAAATTTGAATCAAATAACCAGGCAAAAGGCTTGGAAGTTTTAAGGAGGTAACCATGAATCCATTTAGGAAACTACAATACTTATTCGGAACAGAGGGGAGGCTGAGTGCTCGTGCTGAATTGACTCTTCGGCATCTTATCCCTGACCCGAACGGAAATATACTCAGCCAGGACGGAGTTCTGTGTCGGGAGATTAAAAGGGACAGAAGGAGAGCGACAAGGTGTGTAACCGATGCCTATGTCGCGCTGTTAGTGGACGAACTACAGTCCTCACAGGCTGCGCACTCCACCTTTAAGTATCACGGCTCAGGGACGGGGACTGGTGATGAGGCTGCTGCCGATACCACGCTCGGCACGGAAGTAGAGACCCGGGACACTGGAACCCAGGCGGAAGGCGCTACAGCTAACATCTACAAGTCAGTGGCTACGCACACTTACGGAAGCTCTCTGGCTATCACCGAACACGGACTGTTCAACGCTGCTGAAGCGGGAACCCTGATGGACAGGAGCAAGTTTGCTGCCGTCAACGTGACAAATGGTGAAAAGATAGAGTTCACATACCAATTAACCGTAACGGCGGGCGGATAATACCATTGATAACATACTCTACATACAAAGTAGGGGGCTAACCGCCCCCTATAGGAGGATATGGCACAGACTTTTTATACGGTAACGCCTGTTGATGTAACGCCTGGGGTAAAAGATAGTTGGACAGATGTGAATGTCGACGCATATGCGCCATCCGGTGCCACCGGTGTAATTCTGCACATTACCAACACTGGCTATACCAGCTATGCTTTAGGGCTCAGAAAGAACGGCAGCACGGACAACAGAAAGCATCCAATGTCCGATACAACGCACTGCTGGGCCATGATGGGGATAGACGCCAATAGAATCTTTGAGGCCTATGTAGGGACTAGCATCACTCTCTACCTTGTGGGATACACCACCGCAGGCGTGACCTTTTTCACAAATGCCTATAACAAGAACCCCGCAAGTGCTGGCTCCTGGCAAGACGTGAACTGCTCTGCGCAATGCCCTAATGCCGTTGGCCTGATATTTGAAGTCGTCTCCCTCTATCAGTATCAATTCGGTTTCAGGAAGAATGGCAGCACGGATGACCGGAAAGTCCAAGTCTACTCGGGCCATGACTGTTTCACGGTGGTGATCGGCTGTGATGCCAGCCAGATATGTGAAATCTACTTTCAGTCTCTTAACTATCAAGGAGCTCGGCTCGTGGGCTATATCACTGATGGGGCTGAGTTCCACACAAACGCAGTTGATGTTAGTCTTGGGGCGACAGGTAGCTGGATTGACTTAGCATCCTTGCCAGAGTCGAGCGTAATGGGCATCTATGAAAATATAGGTGCCAACTACTTCGGGTTAAGAGAAAATGGTAGCTCTGAGAATATCTTTGTGGAAGGTGTCCACACTTGGGGAATTGTCGCATGTGCCGATGGGATTGTAGAAGGTAAGATAGGGGATATAAATAGGACTACATTTGAGATTGGGTATGCGACCATAGAAGCAGGGGAAGCAATCCCCCAAGCTGTAAATGGCACATTGACGTTTGCAGGCTCTCTTTCCACAGCACGGATAAGAATAGTATCGCAGGGGGGGGCTATCACTCCCGCCGGCGCGCTCTCAAGGTCTATGTCAAAGAATGTGGCAGGGCTGATAATGCCTGTCGGGATTACTAAGCGGCAAACGTTTAAGTCTTTGGCAGGGGAGATGACCCCTGCTGGCAGTTTGACCAAGATGACACGGAAGATAGTTTCAGGGGTGTTGACTCTCTCGGGAACTCTGACTAAATTGACAGGGAAGGTGCTGGACGGAGCACTCGACCTTGCTGGAAATGTCCTGAAGTCCACTTCTAAGGCTCTTGGCGGGGCATTAAGTCCTTCAGGGGGATTAACCCCTTCCAAGATATTTATTCAGGCGGTAGGAGGCGGACTTACCTTCGCGGGGGCAGTGGCAACATCTATTGTGTCAATAACGGCTCAGGCGGTAGGGGGAGCTCTCACTTTCGCGGGAAGCGTGAGTACAGTTATCATCCATGTAGTAGATATAAGCGCTGGACTGTCATTTGTTGGAGACCTTGTTAAACAGACGAGTAAGAATCTGATAGGTTCGATTACACCATCGGGGGTGTTAACTGCAGGAAGTACCGTATATCTCGCAATCGGGGGTACTCTTACCCTGGCAGGGGCGGTACTGAAAAGCACAACCAGAACTCTGGGGGGACTGATAAAACCTGTTGGCATGGTAAGTAAATACACGAGGAAACTTATAGGTGGAACGCTCACTTTAAGCGGAGTGCTCAAAAAGACCGTCTCCAAGATTCTGAGCGGTATTTTATCGCTTGCGGGGAATCTACCTAGTTCTGGGCGAGACCTTACTATGAGATTGTTTACCCGACCTTATCGTAATGTGTCCACTAAATCAAAGCCGTACAGAGACATGACCTCAGAGGCAAAGGAGGATTGATGGCAGGAATAACGCATAGTAAAGTAAGTGCAATAGAAGATGGGGATGACGAGGACTTAATTAGACCCGTTGATTGGAACGCTGCCCATGTGATAGCTTCTGGGACTTCCTTTCCTACAGACCCTGCGCCAGCCGAAAAGGACTTGTTCTACCGAACTGATGAGCACAAATTCTATATCTACAATGGCTCAGCATGGGTAGAGTTAACGATTACAGGGCATAAGGACTTAACTACAGGCGTGCATGGGGTAGGGGCTGGAACTGTTGGCATTATGAATGCAGATAAGACTATTCAGGATGCCGATGGTGACACCAAGATTCAGGTAGAAGAGTCTGCCGACGAAGATATAATTAGAATGGATGTGGCGGGAACTGAGGCTTTCAAGTTAAGTAACATAGGCATTCAGATACTAGCGAAACAATCAACCTCTAAGGCTTATTTAGATGGCGACCTTGCGGGAATTGTAGCATCTACGGTAACAAAGGTTCCCCTTAATGCCGAAGCTCATGATATACAAAACGAGTTTAACACAAGAAAAGTAACAGGTACGGCTGATGCTACTGAGAGCAACAAGCTACATGATGCAGATGGAGGGTTTGAGGCTGCCGATGTTGGGGCTACAGTTCGGAATACTACAGACAATACGGCTACTACCGTTTCAGGCTTTGTGGACAGTGGGGAACTAGACTTGACCGATAATATTATGGCAAATGGAGAGAACTATATTTTATTTCATGCCAGATGGACGGCTACAGAAGATGGTAAATATCTGGCAATCGGCAGCATAGGGTATATGGCTACTAATATGACTGACCAGAAATCACATCAGGCTCGGATTGACAAGAATGGTACTAATGCTAGTGCGATGGTTCTCCCTGCAAGTGGGGCAAGTCAATTTAACCCCATCGCTATGGAAGTAATTGATATGGCAGCAAATGATTATTTGGAACTGTCTGCTTGGCACAATGGAACATCTGGAAACATGAGTCTTAGGGGATTAGTGGGACAAACCTACCTTACCGTTATGAAAGTAGCATAAGGAGAGATTATGAAAACATTTAATATAGAAATTGATGATGAAGTCCAGAAGGCAATGGCGTGGGATATACTTGATTTAGATGTCTGGGTTAATAATGCTATCTTCAACAAGGCGAGACAATGTGCTGATGAGATTTGCCGATTAGCTCTAGAGGATAAAACACATACTATTTTATGCCTAGCGGATAAGCAATTACTCAGAGATTATCTTAACAATCAAGGTATCGTTCTAACTTCTATTAAACAACTTCCCGACAATATCAAGAAGGAAATCGTTAAGAGGGCAAACATTCAATCGGCTGCGGAAAGAGAAGCCGAAAATGCTGAGATATAGTAACGGCGAAAATCTACAAGAGCTGGTGATAAATGGCAGGAGCTTTTCAAACTAACTTCGTTCAAACAAATGCCTTTCAGGTCTCTGAGGCAATACAAAAAGCAGTCGGCGGGGCACTCAGTTTCGCAGGCTCGGTTCTCAAGAACATATCAAAGAATACCAGCGGAGTCTTGACGCTATCAGGCCTGGCTCAAAAGACAACCTCGAAGATTACCAGCGGGGCATTATCGTTTAGTGGCACAGTGATTAAATCTACTTTGAAGTCGCTGAGCGGAGGTCTGACATCTGCGGGAAGCCTGATTAAGACAACCTCAAAGGCTATGAGCGGAACTATGACTTTCGCAGGAAGTGTCATTAAGAAGGTCTCAAAGATTCTAAGCGGAGGGCTTACGCCAGCGGGGGCTTTAGTAACACGCTTAATCCAAGCGGGCAGAAGATTGCTAATGAGGCTTTTTAATCGGACTCAATTCAAGATGTCCACAGAGACAAAACCTTACAGAAACATATCCGTAGAGACACGGGAGGTAAAATTATGAGTGTAAACGTATTCCAGGCTGGGGAGACAATAGGAATCTGGTGTTATATCAAAGACTGGGAGGGGACTTATACCACCCCTGATAACGGTGTAAAGGTTACGCTCACTGACCCAGGGGGAACAGTGCAGGTAGATGGTTTGGCTATGACCGCAGTTGACAGTGGGAAACTCGTCTATTACTACAACTCCCAATCTGATGATGTGAAAGGATATTGGTACTACTCATGCAAGAGTCAAGATGGGACGGGTGATAACGCTAAATATGTGATAACCGAGGGAAGTTTCGAACTTAAATGAGAACTATATCAGATACCTTACTTGCAGCTCAGAAGTCTGCCAGTATGAATCCCCTCTATAAAATCGTCCTGACGAAAGGAGCGACCACCTACACATACGATAAGGCAAGGATACTTCCGTCTGCACATGACGAAGAGACATATTCCCACAAGGCTACGATTGTCCTCAGCAACCACGACGGCGCACTGGACGACATAGCCCTCAAAGGCTTCAAGGGCGTGATCTCATATGGAGCAATCTCAAGTGCTGGCGAGGAGTATTCTGCCTGTGCTCCGATGTGGGTCATAGACCAGCAGTTTGATTCGGACCCGAACAAATTAACATGCACGTTAACACTAGTCGGTGCCTTTGACTTGATGGCCGACGACCAAGCCTGCCAGAGCTATATCCCAGAGGACGATGACACTATCATTGTTAAGGATTTGATAGATGATATTCTCGATACCACACTGGATGCCTACGGACACTGTAAGGCTTTTGATGTAGTATGGGATACCGGTTACGATGAACTGGCTGATACCTACAAGCCGAAGGGGGGATTCAGTGTTTATGTTGGTGGAAACAGACTGGCTGCGGTAAGGCGATTACTGGACTATACTTCAAACATAGCTCGGTGGGAATCCGATGGTAAAATTCATATATTAAAGCCAGTTACCAGCGGGGAGACCTATGATTATGAATACTCGCTTGATAAACCTGACCACAAGTTCTTCTCCAAAGCCTACAAGAACACGTTAGTCATTCCCAACAGAGTCTATGTCATATCCTATGAGGATGACGATCCTCAATATCTGGGCGTGGCCTCGACTGACGATTATGCCTCCCTGCCTGCTGAGGTCAGGAAAATTCATTACATTCAGGCCAAGCTGGAAAGCAATGATGAGGCTGACGATATAGCCGAGGCATTGATTGCCAAAGCTGAGATGTGGAGCAAGAGGGGTTCTGCCGAAGTGCCTCTCAATGTTGGTGCTGAGGTGTTTGACTATGTGAAAGTAACTGATTCCAGGCAAGGCGATACAAGGACTGGCAATTTAGGCTATGTCCACCGAAGATTTGGGATAGACAAGTGGACGATGACCTTCGGGTTTGGAAACTGGCTAGAGGTTCTCAGATACCGGGAACTGCTCAACAAATTAGAGACTTATACCGATTCAGGCAATTACTTCCCGCGCTTGCAGGTTGGGAGCTTATATGCTTATTTAGACGAGATAAAAGATGGGCCAGAACTGTATATTCGGCAGAATTATTTACATCTGGACGCTACTGGGGTTTATGTATCGGAGAACACTCTTTACGCTATTAGAGTGCCTGGCGAAGCCGAGCATAACCTGTGGAAGCAGGACTCAGCACCGACAAATAAAGAAACTGGCGACTTCTGGCTTGACACAAATTACACACCTAACAAGGTGATGATATGGGATGGGGACTCTTGGGAAGAGGCAACCTCTGAGCAACTAGAGGAGTTCGGCAGAGCTACGATTCTCAGGAGGTTAAAGTCCGCAGCATTAACCGCCGATGGGCTTGTGGTTCTGGACGAAGTTCAAGAGGGGACTTATGGGCTGGTGAAATATACTGATATTTCGGCTGGGCATATTATACTCTCGACCTGTAGTGGAGACCTTGACGACATTGCCGATGGTAACACATATGGCAGGCTACGCCTGACAGACTTGTCCAGTGGGCACATCAAACTAACCGATAATGTACTTGTAGATGGCAAATGGTACAACGAGTCTGGAGTAGTTCTGGATGCCAGCAGTGGGATAGCACTCTACGGCGGGCAGGGGATCAACGCTTTCAGGACGTTTGCCACAGAAGCAGACTACCTAGCAGGCACGCCCGTTCAGGTCTACATCGGGACTGACGGCAAGCTATACGCTGGCGCTGGGAAGGTAGCCATTGATTCTGCTGGTGTTACCATAGAAGGGGAAGCTGCTTCATGGGGACTGCTTAAGTTCAAGTATTCGGGTGGCGATGTTGGCTTCATAACAGCTTGGCATAGTGTAATACAACCAAGTTTGTATGGTCTTATTCTTGCATCAGAATCTGGCAAGTGTCTTTACCTTGGCCCGGGAGACCATCAGGTTCTCCCCTTCTCAGCACTGGAGAAGCTAGGGAGCACCGTACAACCTTTTTATGGTGGCTACTTCAAGTCCAGGCTCAAAATCCCGGTAGGGACGGATATGTATGATTAAGGGGGAAAATGTCAATAAATGCTCCTATTGAAACACCCTATGGTAATTGGGAATCTGGCTGGAAGGATACCTGGGATGAAGCCCATGACCTTATATCAGCTAACTATAGTGCCGGAGCCAGCCCAAATGCTACTCAAACCTACAGTGGTGGCTTGTTCCTAATAAAAAGAGGAGTCTTCACAGTTGATTTAAGCGATGTCCCGCCAGGAACAAATATCGAGAGAGCAAAACTATATCTCGAATACGCTAGTGGGAAGAATGAGACTGCCAGCGCTATCCAAGCTGTCATTGTAGACGGAACAGGTGTTCCTCTCAATGATGGTGGTTATGATGATATGATGCTGAAGACTACTTGGTATGGTTCTCTAGCTATTCCAGCCTATGCAAACTATCTTGGACAGGTGAGGAATATACCCTTCAATGCAGTAGGGAGAGCAGCATTGGAGGCAGCTATTGGAGGAACGCTTCAACTGGGTTTGAGGATGAGTGAGGATATATCAGATACACAACCGGACCCGGGGCAGCAATACTTCAACTGGAATACTTCTTATGATATGTATGTTCGTATAAACTGGCTACCTGGATATGTTTGGGTCGAGGGAACTAAGATAGCCTACATAGACAACAATGGAAACAAAAGGACAAAAGAAGGGACTACCACTGGCACTACAGGGAAAATAGCAGGGCATCACAGCGTAGAGGGGGATTATCTGCACTACATAGACAGCAGCGGAGCTGAGCGCAGGATACTAGGCTCAACCACTGGACTTACTGGAAAGCAACCTAGCCAAATTTCAATAAACACAAAATCACCTATGCTGGGAATGCATCTTTGCTACATAGACAGCTCAGGCAATGAGCGAAGTTTTGAAGGAACGGCATCATAGGAGAGATATGGACATAATAGAAGCACAGGCAGACCTGAAACATAGGCAAGAGGCAGTCGTTAAGGAACTCAACGAGGTTATTAGCCAACAGCAAGTCCTGGCACAGCGAAGGCAAGCCCTAACCGACGAAGCCAAGATGCTCAATGGCGAAGCCCGGTTGCTTGACAGGCTGTCTGAAAACGGCAAGAAGGGAGAATAATGCCTGACAATGCGGAGCTGATAGAAACTTATGACGGAAAGCTCCGTAAAATAATGCTCGATATGAGACACGATGGGATTAGGCACGAAGCCATTTACCATGTTTTTAATGAACTAACCCTGGACATCAAGGCAATGGCAAAGGCTGAAAGTGAATTAAGTCCAGTGCAACCTGAGAAGTCTGTAAAAATCGCCTAATCGGTCCTGAAACCATTGTAATTCTGTAGGATTTTGGGGGAGAAAATAATTATGAGTCCCCCTTAACCCTCTCCAGTAATGGAGGGGGAAGCTTTTTTATTGTTATTTTTTAGGACCAATATAGCGATAAACCCAAGAGGCAATAAAATCCAAAAGAGCTGAAAACGGCTTCTCCCTTTCTGGTGAACAACCCAATTTGTTACAACAAAAAGTAGTATTAAACAAACAAGGATAAATATCCAGGCAATAAATTTCGGCGCACCAATGGAATACTGCATAATATTAAAGCAGATTGTAATAGCGGGGACGCATATCAGCCAGGTTAAAACCAGCGTCCAATTCAGATGTCTATTGAACCAACTCACTTTTTAGTTTTCCTCTTCCTTATCTTTAGCTTGCCCCAATCTATCGGCTTAACCCTCCACCAGGCTAAGCCTGATAGTTCTAATATCTTTCCCCAAGCAGTATAACGAGGCTCTTTCATTATCCTAAGATACCAAGCTGGTAAAATTCTTCCGCGCCCTCTATTATTTCTTCGGGCGGGAGATCCCCCCAACCAAACATATCTCTATAATAATCGGCTTTGAACTCAATATAATTGGAATAACCATTTAATTTAAGCCAGGCTTTTTCATTGTCCATAAAGGGATGATGATCCTCATATAGAAAAATATCCTCTAAAGCTAAATCAATCAGAAAGGCTTGGTGGCTATCCTCTGGCGATACATAGCCCCACTCTGGAATGATAGTATAAGAAAAGTGCCAAAGCGCTGCTTCAGCACAGGCAACAACAATTTCGTCCTCTTCATTTGGCTCGTTTGATGATTGTATTAGCCCA